CGGCAGGTCGAGGAACGCCTCGCGCGAAAGATCCGGCTCGACCTGCGCGAGCGCAAGCCAGATCGCCTCGGCGAGCTGGTCGAGCTGGGTCTCGGAGAGCTGCGCGACGCTGGCGGTCGTCATCGCCACGCCGCCGAGTTCGGCATAGACGCGAAACAGCGCGGGCTGGATTTTCTTGATCGCGCGAAACGGCAGATGGGGCAGCGCCCAGCGCCGGCCCGCCAGCGATACTTCGAACGTCTCCTCGCTCATGCCGCATCTCCAAAATTGAACTGGCAGACCTGGCCCGCGCTGTTGGCGAAGCACTGGAAGTCGAGCTCGGGCAGCACGAAATCCTCGAGCTTGGTGCCGAGCGCGAGCTTCTCGGCGACGCAATTGTAGAGCAGCACCGAGAATTGCTTGCCGGTGGTCGGATCGGACGCGAACAGGTTGGCCGAGAAGGCGATGGTCGGTCCGATCAGCTGGCTCGTCACCGCGACGCTCTGGCCGCTCGCGGGGTTGGCGTAGGTGTAGGAGATCAGCACGGCGGCGCCCGCGTCGCCCGGCGCGAAGGTATAGAGGCCGGCGGCGACGCAATATTGGCCGACCGCCGGCGCCGCGGCGACCAGCTTCAGCGGCAGCGCGCTCGCGGCGTAGACGACGCCCTGGTCGGCGACGAAATTGGCGTGAGCGCTCGTCGTATAGGCATAGGGCGAGGCCGCCGGCACACTCGCCGCCTCGCCGAACTGGGTCTGGGTGACGCCCGCCGCCGGCGTCACGCCGAAGAACAGCGAGCCGAGCGCGAGGCCCGATATGCGCGCCATCTTCGCCTTGCCGGTCATCTTGCGCGTGCCGGCGCCGATCGCGACGGGAAAATCGTACTGGCCGTAGAGCGCCTTGGTCGTCGTCGCCAGATTGAGCGTGACTTCCTGGGCGAGGCCGAAATTGACCGGCGTCCCGCCTTGCGGGGCGCCGATCAGCACGCCCGAGCCGAACACGAACATGGGAGGTCTCCGTTGGTGAGGGGGAGGGAATCAGGTATCGCGGCTCTGCGCGAACAGCCGTCATGGCGAGGGAGCGACGCGACGAAGCCGGTCAGGGCGGGCCGCCGCCGCTCACGGCACGACCAGCCGCACGCTGACCACCGCCAGTCCGTCGCCGTCGAGATCACCGGTGTCGCGCACCGGCACGCCGGCGATCTTGCAGTCGAAGACCGCGCCGCCGAGCGTCTGTCGCCCCGCCGCGAGGTCCGGGCCCTGCGGCGCCAGCGCGGCGTCGATCGCGTCGAGGGCGGCGTTGATCGCGCTGGCGCCGGGCGTGAAGGGATCGCGCGCGTCGAAATACAGGAACAGCTTGGCCTCGATCGTGCGGCGCGGCGTCGCCGCCGAGGTCCAGGCGTAGGTCTCGGGGCCCGCCTCGAGCTGGAACAGCGCGGGACGCATCGCCGCCGGGATCTCGCTCCACAGCCGCAGCCGGCGCGAGGCGAGGCCCCAGGGATAGGCGGCGGCGAGCGTTGCGAACAGGGCGGAGAAGGCGGCCTCGCGGCTCATGATCGCTCCCAGGCTTCGGCGGGAGCCGCGACGAACGCGGCGACGATGTCGTCCGCCATCTCGGCGAGGCTCGAGCGCAGGTAGGATCGCTCGGGGATCGTCGAACCCGGATGTTCGACGCGCCGGGCGAAATGCAGCGCGCCGCCCGCGACGAAGGCGAGCGCGGCGGCCTTGGCCGGCAGAATCTCATGCGCGGCGGTTTTGCCGCCGTATTCCTGGATCGCGGCGTATTTGACATCGCCGGCCACGCCGATGCGGCCGACCATCGCCTCGCCTTCGGCGCCGGCTTCGGCAATGATCGATCCGACCAGCGCCCCGCTGCGCGGGTTGAGGACCTGGCCCGAGAGCTTCTCCGTCCGCACCTTGTCGGCGAGCGCGGCGGCGAGCAGCGCGACCTTCTGCGCGAGAACGGCGCGCAGCGCGGCCGGCCATGCGTCGAGCCGCGCATCGAGCGCTTCGGCGCCGGCGAGTGCGAGACTCAGCATGACGGCGTCACCCGGCGATAGGGTTGCAGGAGCGCGAGCACGGCGGCGGACATCGCCGCCGTGTCATAGGCGATCGTCTCCTGGCCGCCGACCGATTTGGAGCGCAGGCCGATTCGCTCGGCGGCGCGGAAACGTTCGGCGGCGAGTTCGAGCGCGGCCTGGGCGACGTCCTGCGGGACATAGCCGTAGGACAGCGCGACCGCCGCGCCGGCGTCCGCCGCGGCGAATGTGTAGAGACCGCCGGCGACCGTATATTGCCCGGCCGAGGGCACGCCTGCGACCGAGGTCAGCGCGACGCGGGTCGCGGCGTAGGTCACGCCGAGATCGACGCCCCAGGGCCCGAACGGCTGCGCCGCGGCGAGCTGCGGGGTCGGGGCGGCGGGGACCGTCTGCGCCTCGCCGGACACGGCGTAGCCCGCGCTATAGGCGATCGCGACGTTCCGCCGCCCGCGCCGCAGCCAGGGCCCGAACACGTCGACCGCCTGCGGCCGCCCGGGCGGCGCCGGATCCGCCGGCTCCAGGAGATAGCCGTGGCGCGGCCAGCCCGCCGCGACCGGGGGTACGGGAAGCCCGTCGATCGCCAGCGAGGCGATCGCCTGCACCGGCCAGTGGCGCAGCGCGATCCGCCGGCTCTCGCCATCCAGGGTCTCGCCATAGCTCTGCGGCAGCAGGGCGGGCCGGCTCAGCAGCGCATAGATCGCCCGGCTCGCCGCGGTGATCAGCGCGGCGAGCGTCGCGTCGTTCGGCGAGCCCGCCGCGGGCAGGCCGAGCCAGGCCTTGAGCGCGGGCAGAGCCGTGAGATCGCAAGCGGTCATGGGGATCCTCGCCCGGAACCGGCTCAGCCGTTGCCGATGTTGGTGAGAATGCCGACCCCGAACGGCGCATAGACCGCCAGCGTCTCCTCGGCATAGACGCCGAACTCGCGGCGGCGGGTGCGGACCGGCCAGTCGACGCGATAGTAGTCGCGCCGGGTCAGCACCTCGGCGACGTTGGGCGCCTGGTTCGACTGGTACCAGACCGGCAGCCGCTCGCAATAGCCGAGGATCGTGCCGGGCGGCAGGTCGGGATGGACCTGAATCGGAATGTCGAAGCCGCCGTCGACGCTGAACGGATTGTAGTACCAGCGCACGACCCCGGACGCCGAGACGCCATAGGGTCCGCCGCGGTCGCTGTCGGCGCCGATGTTGTAGCGCACCAGCGGCCCCGAAGCGCTGGTCAGGCATTTGGTCGTGATGTTCTTCTGCTCCTGGGCGTTGACGTAGAGCACGGTCGGCGACAGCCGGTAGGCGTTCCACATCTGGACCAGCATCGCGTCGATCTCGACGACCGAGCCGCGGCCGGAGGCGGTGAGGAACGAACCGGTCCCCGCCGTCCCCGCCGCGAGCGCCTGGACATAGGCCGAATTGACCGGGTTGAAGCCGGTCGTCAGCAGCCCGTCGAAGGCGAGCGTCGGATTGCGCGAACAATCGGCGGCGACCGCGCTCGCCGGCTGCTGGCCGGCGAGCAGCGGCGCCGAAAGCGCGAGACTGTTGATCGTGGTGATCGCCTGCAGCGTTTCCGCGCCCGCCGCGCCGACGTACCAGGCATAGGCGACCGCGCCATTGAGGACGGGGACGGTCGCGAACAGGGTCTGGCCGGCCGCGACCGCCTGGGTCGCATTGGCGCTGCGGTTCGACGAGCCGCCGTTCAGCGTGTAGGTATTGCCGTCGTTGCCGGTGATCGTCCGCGTCGTCGCGACGCCCGCGGCGAGCGAGGAATTGCGATAGCCCTCGAAGGCGAGGCCGACGACGATCACCGAATAGGTCGCCGCCGGCAGCGTCGCCTCGCTGCCCGAGGCCGAAAGCACGGCCGCGCCCGGGCTTCCCAGCGCGAGCGAGGCGTTGCCGCCGAGCAGCCCGGTCTCCTCCTTGCGCATCGTCTTCTGCAGCAGCCGCAGCGTCGCGGTGGTGTTGACGTCCTCGAAGCCCTGCGCGGCGGCCTCCGCCTCGAAGGTCACCGTGTCTTCTTCGCCGAGCGTCACATAGGGCGCCGTCACCGGGGTCGCCGCATAGGACATGCTCGCCGTCCGCTGCCCCTCGGGCACCCAGCCCATCGCGTCGAAGCCGGAGCCGGCGATCGCCGAGATCGTCCGCCAACGGGCCGCATCGCCCGGATTGAGCCGCTGCACGCGCGGGATCGCGTTGCGCAGCGGCGTGATGGTCGGGTAAAGATTCTTGGCCGGCGCCTGCAGATCGTAGTTGGAGAGGCCGGTCGCGATGGTGACGTTCTTCGACAGCGGTTCGCTGGGATTGGCGAGCGCTTCGCGGGTGAGGCGGAGGGTGTCGTCGGTGGTCTGGCCGATGGTCATGGGAGCGCCTTTGCTGGAGGTTGCGGGAAACGGATGGGAGTGGGACGCGATCGCGGTCGGCGAGAACGCGCCCTCCCTCCCCCGCTTGCGGGGGAGGGCCGGGGAGGGGGTCGCCCCCCGCGGTTGCAATGTTTCGTTGCTGAACGATGGGGATAGCGCCGCGCCGAGGGCCCTCTCCCCGACCCTTGCCCGCTTCGCGGGGGAGGGAGAGGAGGCGGCGGCGCATCGCGCGCTTCAGTATTTCGCGGATCGTAACATGAGGACGTCGTTCGTCCTCTGAAGCTCAGCTCGTCGAAGCTCGCTCGAACACGAGATCGTAGCCCGCCTTACGAATCAATGGGGTCCCGTAGTCGATCAGCCTTTGCGCCAACGGACTGAGGGGATAGTTGGCGATGATCTTTATGACGACGTCCTTGCCCGCCACCGCAGGATATTCCCGCACCAGCTGGCCCGACTCGATGAACATCAGATAGGAATTTATTTTCTCCTGGAGCACCCAGGCGTGCTCGCGTTCAAAATCGTCGCCGTCGATATCTTCCCAGGGGAGATGATCGACGATGATGAGGGTGACGGGGCCGGCCTCGAATTTGGAATACGTGACAAAATCGACCACGTTGGTCGCGTCCACGGTCATCGCCATTATTCCTTCGGGTTGCGTATGATCTCGACGCGCGTGGGAGGCAGTCTCGTACCCCCGGGGAATCCGGGTTTGCCCGCCCCCACGATGGTCGCGCCGCGCGACTCGATTTCCGGGAAGGCGGCGGCCTGGTTCGGCGTCAGCGGCGCGGTCTCGGAGGCTTTGCATTCTCTGCGCGAAATCATCGTTGTCGTCCCTCAGAACCGCGGCGGAAGGGGGTTCGCCAGGCTGATCCGGGTCAGCGCATGGGCGCGCTCGGCCGCCGGCAGCGCGGCGAGGCGGCGGATCGCGTCCTCGACCGGGCCGGGGCCTTCGGCGCCGGCGCCGTCGGCGGATTTGGCGACCGCGCGCAGCGCCGCGCGCGCGGGCAGCGGCTGCGCCTCGAGCGCTTCGAGGCGGGCGGCGAGCGCGGCGAGGCCGGGCGCCATTTCGTCGAGACGGGTTCGCAGCGCCGCCGTCTCGCCGAGCGCCTTGGCGAGCCCGGGGAAGGGGTTTGGCTCCGTGGCCGCCGGCGGGGGCGGCGTCGCTGCGATCTTGGCGGCGGACGGGGCCTCCCCGTCCTGCGAGTCGTTCGGGCCCGTCGCGGCGAGCGCATCCGCCTGCGCGGCGAGCTGGGCGCTCAGCGCCCGGGCCATCGCGACGAGTTCGGCGAGCGCGGCGGCGCCCGTCGTACTATCCTCGTCGTCGTCGTCCGCCGCTTCGGGCGCGTCCTGGTTCGGCGTCGGCGTGGCGAAGGCGCGCCGCTTGACGACGCCGTCCTTGATCACCTCGAAGGTCGCCGCGGGGACGCAGGGCAGGTCGACCAGCGAGATTTCGCTGGGTTCGGCGGTGTAGCGGGTCAGCTCGCCGCCGGGGTCGGCCCAGCGCCTGACATAGCGGCCGCCCTGGCTGAAGCCGGTATAGACGCCCTCCTCGACCTTGCGCCATTCCTCGTCGTCGACGATCTTGGCCGCCACCAGGATGCGCTTGCCCGCGTCGTCGAAGGAAATGTCGGTGATCTTGCCCGCCGCGACCCGCCCGTGCATCGCGCGCAGCGCGCCGAGCGACTTGCCGCCGCTGGCCGCGTTCATCGCCGCCGACCAGGCCTCGTAATAGGGCTTGGTTGTGGCGTAGTCGCAGATTTCCCCGGCGCGGTCGGCGACCTCCGCGGTTGCGAGGCCATAGACGAGCCGCTGGTCGGCGTCGACCTTGGTGATCGGCAGGAACAGCGCGAGATCGGACATGGGCGCTCCGGGGTGGGAGGGACAGGACCGTGAGGATGGCGCGGGGCTCTGGCCGCGAGGCGCCGACGACGGCCGGCGTCAGGCCGGCCGCGGCGAAAGGATCGGGACCGCGCGGTGATTTCTGGTTGGACAAGATCGCTGCGCCGTCGCGCCGCTCGCGCGTAGCACAGCGCGGCGCCGGATGCCGTTGCTCGCGGCGAACGCGCTGTTTCCAGCGCGACCTGGTCTCACGCGCGACAGGTTCCGCGTGTCGGCGCGCGGGGATATAGTACGCCCCCTTCGATCGCCGCCGGTGGCCTCGCGACCCGGCCCCGCGAGCGGCGGCTACAATTTCTCCACCATAAGGAATTTGCCAGAAGTCGCGTAACGAGTCAAGAAAATGTTCTTGTTTTGTTCGCGTCCGGAGATTCCTCGACGATGGCCGGCGCGACGGCGGCTTCGCCTCGCACCCGTGTTGCGACGAACCTCTCGCCGTTGCGGCGGGGGGCCGGGCGTGGACCGCGCCAAGGGTTCAACCCTCGTCTTCGCCGCGGAACCTCGCGCTGACATCGGGCAACGCCATCACGAAACAGCATTCGAAGATCTGACCATTGAACCGCGAAATACGCATCTGGAACGGCCCGGCCGGCGGGAAACCCGCGGGCGTTTCCGCCACAGCCGCCGGGGGCGGGTCGCGACCCCGGACGATCCAGACGTCGCCGTCCGCGACGACCGAGAACGGCTCGTTGCGGTCGAGCTCGCTCTGGCCGTGCTCATTTCTCAGTACCATGCGCGCGATCTCTACGGCGATCGCGGCTGTGATCAGCCCGTCGCCGCGCGCGCGTCGGACGATCATGCTGAACCCCTCGGTTTCCTGATCTTGCTCGCTCACGGAAGGCTCCCCGATGATGCGCCGGCGCCTCGCTCCTTCGAGTGGCTGCGCGCTCGGCGCCAAACGAGCCGCGAGGCTGAAAATCGGCGCGGCCCCCGACCCCGGCGTCCGATCGTTGTCGATGGACAGAGCCTCGTAAAGGCGGGCCTTCGGCCCCGCCTCCGGCGGCTTCGGCCTTGACGAGGCTCTGTCCATCGACATTTCGCGCCGCCGAGAGATCGATGGGCGCGTGTGGCCCGATCAGGGTCTCGCCGCCGCCCAACCGCAACAGCGAAGCTCGAAGGAACTCCCTATCTTCGAGGACACCTCGCCGCAGGCGATCGCCGCGTTCCGCCGCAGGCAGCCCGCCCGTTGAATATCGCCGATCACCCGAGCGCCCGGCGGTGCGGATCGGCCTTCGCGCTCGCCTCCGCTTCGCGGGACGCCAGGACGCGCTTTCACCCTCCCTCGAACGGCTTATGAATTCTTCAACGCCTCCGGCCTCAGCGCGGGATACTGACTGTAGATCGGCGTGAGTATCTCACAATATATGCCGCCCATCAGCGTGCCTACCGCCAGCCGATAGGCGTCGTACTCCTCGGCGTCGGCGTGATCGCGCATGGTCCGAACCGAGGCGTCCAGCCGCGCGCTGATGTCGAGCATCAGCGCGCTGATGTCGCGCGCGGTTGCGAAATCCATCGCTATTCCGCCTCCTGATCCAGCGGACCACGACACGGCGACCGAACTTCCGAGGCCGCCGAGCGGCAGCCTTCCAGTTTATCGATATTGCCGCTTGTCGCGTGACGACGCAAGCAAAATGTTCCGTTTTTGTTCTTACTTCGAATCCGCGGTAGTCCCCGTCGAAGTCGTCACGGCGCGCGCCCCATCCGCGGCGGCCGCCTCCCCCGCGCCGCTTCGGCGCGCCGGACGCGACTCCTGGCAGAAGACGGAATCGACGACGCCGTTCTCGCCCGAAACGGTCAGACCGCAGCGCAGCCCCGCCTCCTCGAAGACCACGGCGAAACCGTCGCTGTAGCGCGACGGCAGGATGCGCTGACCGGGGCCGAAGGTTTCGCCCTCGATCGCGGCGAAGGCGAGAGTCGGGTTCTCGAACAAAGCGGTGATCAGGCGCCGCGGCGTGACGCCGCTGATGACTTCGACGCCGCCGCCGTCGCGCAGCCGGGCGTCCCGGATCGTGATGAATTTGTTCTTCGTATTCGTGATCCTCGCGCCCGAGACGTCGAGATCGAGGCTGTCGCCGATCGCGCGCGCATCGAGCAGCTCGTCGTTCCGAACCAGCTGCAGCAACCCGCGAAACAGACGCGGCAAGTCGATCATCGGAGCCTCCTTCAATAGGGGAGAAGCGGGGTGAGTTCGCGTCCGGCGAGACAATCCTGCTCGCGTATGCTCACCCTCATCATACACTGCTTTCGGAGATGGGGATCGTCATCGAAGACGTTGGAGGAACAAATCGCATTGTCCGACTCCCGAAGCTCCTCGCATGTGATGCGCGCCTCTCGAATTGCGTCTGACGACCGAGTGGCGGGCGCCGGAGCAAAGCCGCCTCGCGGGGGGCGTCTGAAAGCGCCGTCCGTCGCGTCCGACCCGCCTGACGTGGCGGAACCGGATGGCGCCTCACCATGCCCCGCGCCCGCCGCCGGCACGTCCGCCGTCCACCGCCCCCGCTCGTCGCGCGCCTGATCCGGATCGAACCCCGCCTTCGCGACCGCCGCCCCCGCGCCCGCCCCGCCGAGCGGCGCCAGCCCGAGCTCGGCGCGCGCCTCGTCCTTGGTCTTGATCCCGGCGCCGACCAGGATCTGCAGCGTCTGCGCCTGCTGCAAGGGGTCGAGCGCGTCGTCGCCGACCCAGACGAATTCGAGGTCGGGCGCGCCCAGATAGGCCTGGATCACCCGGTCGAGCGCGGTCTTGATCCACGCGCGCAGCGGGATCAGCCCCTCCTGGCTCGCCTGGAGCCGCAGCGTCTCGCCGGTCGCGCGATTGACCTGCGAGACGAAGGGCGAGACCGGCACCGAGAAGGCGTAGCAGATGACCCGCGCGAGCCATTCGTCATAGGCGTCCTTCAGCGGAGGCTGGCGTACCTCCTGCAGGCGAAAGTCGGCGGGCATGAACTTCAGCATCCGCCGGCGCGGCCCGTTGCCGGCCATCAGCGCGTCGAAATACTCCTGGAACGCGCCGATCTGGTCCATCGTCCATTCCTTCGGCAGAGTCGCGAAGGAGTCTGGCGTCGAGCCCGCCCGATAATAGTCGAGGGTCATCGCGTCGCGCCGCAGCGCGATGTTGACGGTCATTGCGATCTGCTCGACCGGGCTCATCCCGTAGAGCCGGTGGGCGCGGACGTTGCGCGGAAGGTAGATCAGCTCGTCGGCGGAAAAATCGGCGGCGGGCACGCCGTGGAGGATCTGCTGGTAGGCCGGGTCGGGCGGCGCCGGCGCGCGGCCGTCCTCGCCGACCAGCGGCGTGATCGTGGCGCCGTCGACGACGTCGAGGCTGTAGAGCGCGCCGGCGCGGGTGAGGCGCGGATAGATCGTCGCCGCGTCGATCACCAGCAGGTCCTCGAGCAGCATGCGCAGCCAGGCGGCGAAGGAATGGCGCCGGTCGGGCCGGTCGAGGAAACCGCGCACCGCCGCGATGCGCGCCGCGGCGGCCGCAGCGTCGCCGGCGGGGTCGACGAGCCGGATCGCGAAGGCTGTCGCTGCGATCTGGTCCTTGCGCGTCTCGATGACGGTGCGCAGCAGCGGCAGCGCGTCGGCAAGCGCGCGCAATTCGGCGAAGCCGATCGCGCTGGTCGCCCGCGGCGTGTAGTCGATGTTGATCCCGAAGGGATAATCGAACTGCCGGCCCTTCACTTCCGGCGGCGCCATCGGCGCCAGCGGCTGCTGGGGGCCGAACCAGGTGGTCGGCGCGACGCCCGATATGGCGTAGCGGGCGGCGGTCGCGAGCCGGGCGAAGACGCCCGGCGGCAGCGTCGTGCGGACGCCCTGATCTGACGGCATGG